CGCAGGTCTGAAATGCTGGGCTGCGGAACGGGAGCCGCAATAACGGGCGCGGTAGGAGCGGGTACGGGCTGCGCCGCCTCTTCCGTCTTGGGCTGGGGCAACTCGCCCTCATACTCCCAAAACGACAACTTACCCTTTACACCCGTGATAGGTTTGGGGAATAGTACGGGGTTGGCTAATACCCAATGCCAAAAGCCTTCTTGCGCCCACTTGGAAGGGTGGTTCTGAACGCAGTCCACAATCTCAACGCTGCCGACAATAGCCCCGTTAGGAAGGTTCTCAAATTCTGTTTCCCAATTCTCGCGGTTCATCAACTCAAACAGCTGCTTGTTATTGAGGGCGGCAAGTCCCTCTTTGACGGGTGCTGCTGCGGCGTGGACAAGCACACGACCTCGGTAATTGGTTTTCCAACTTCGGTTCTCTATATCTTTCAGCCCAGCGGCTATGAGGCTCGCCCAAGGCTGTTTAATTGTTATGGCTTTCATTGTCAATCAATTTATTTTTCCCACGAGTTCGGGGTCATCGTATATGTTTCCGATTATTTTCTTGTCGTACTTGTCAATCCACGATTGCCTAATGGCGCAATACTCCATTAGTGAGGAGCCGATTATCATAGCAACAAACATCGCCTCGTCGTCGATGTATCTCACATAGTGTCGGGCGTGGCTATAATCCTGCGACACGATTATATCCCCTTCGTAAATCTCCCTGCCGTTCTTGTCGTGCAGCCCCGTGAATTGGCAGACGGTTTCGGGAATAATTTTTCGAGGTGAAATACCATTTTCGGTGTCTTCCAAAATCACTGGAACTGAATCGTGAGCGAATTTTGCGGCGTATCCGTACACCCATTTGCCGTTTCGGGTCTTTCCTCTGAATTTAATTTGTTTCATAACTCAATCTCCTTTCCCACGCAAGCCAAACGGAGAGCGTGTTGCAGCTGATGAACGCATACGACTTGATGCACAACAAAGATGTCGGTACCGAGGTATGTTATCCTCATAGATTGGCGGTCAAGAGAAACACCAATAAAAGGTCTTTCGTTCCATTCCCCTATGTTCCACTCGTTGTACTCGCCGTTCTTCTTAAACCCGTTTTTCTCCAAAATTTCGGGCGTTATCGGCAGCGGGGAAATATCGCCCCCAACGGAGCCGTATATTTGACCGCTCAATCCTCTAAAAATTGAACGCCCTGCCATAGTTAATCGCATTGCTTTGGCTGGCTCACCGTTCATAAGCACCCAATCGCCAATACTCAAATCTCCAATTTTCATAGTTGTTAGTTTTTTAAGGTTATCAAATAATCCATACGCGACCAGCCGCCAGCTGCCGAAACTTTATCAATTGTTTGAGCAAAATCATCTTCTGAAAATTCAGAATTAAACACCTTGCTATCGCGGTACTCACATTTAGGGTAGCCGAAAATCTCTCCGGGGAACCATAGCCCGATGTAGCCCCATTCTTTGCGTTCTAATACTGCTTCTACAAACTCCCTTAATGTGCAATCTCTGCTCAACGACACTTCATAAGGAGTAGTGCAATCTCCCGCTTCTTTGCCTGTCTGCTTAAATGTCAATTCAAGTTTTACCATCTTTATTTTATCCATTTTTTGATTTTGTTAATGTATTCCGGCGGAACATAAAAGTTGATTTCACCTCGTTCCAATGCTTCTATCTCTCGTTGTACCTTGTCTGTCAGTTTCTCCCGCTCTGCCTTGGCAAACCCGAAGAGGTCATCTTCAATTCCCGTTCGGGTTCGTTTGAGTTTGACTTTCTTGGCTCGCAAGAGGTTCTTTGTCCGCTCGCTGATGTAGTCCTCAACACTATTGTACTCCTGTGCGCAGATTACCAACTCAACCTTCCGGCGCGGGTTGTGAACCTTGACCAGCGCGGCGAGATATTCAAAGTACCACTTCCAACGCTCCACGATGCGGAGCGGGAGAGCATATTGGTAGTAAATAACCTCCTCAACCCAACAACCTTTGTATAGGTTGATTTTGACGCAAATCTTTTTTTCCCAATTCCTGTGTTCCATTACGCTATGTTTTTGATTGTCGCGGATAGCCTTGCACACAGAGCCTCACACCAAGCGCGGGCGATTGTTACCTCAACCGCATTGCCGATGAACTTCTTTTGGTCTGCCTGTGTGCCAACCAATACATAGTCCTCGGGGAAGCCCATTATCTTTTTGAGTTCTGGAATTTTCAGCATACGCATCTTAATATCCACAATGCCGTAGAGTGCCATAAATTCCTTGATTTTAACCGTCATTGGGCTGTCTGTTGAATAGACCTCAATTACCGCCTCGCCCGTTTCCGTAGCCACCAAATAAGGCGGCATTTTATCCATACGGGCAATGAGAGTGAAACAAGGCTTTTCTATCGAGCCGCCCGCAGAGTTGTATTGAGGGTTCATCAAGTAGAAGCGTTTGTCCGTAACGAGATTGAATTTGGGGTTTGTAGTTACGGTACACGCGGGGTTGTCTATTGAAGCGGCAGTTCCGTTGCCGTATTGCATATCAATAAAACACTCCGACTGAATGAGCGCGAGTCGGTCTTTTGTGGTCAGCGTAGGGGACGGCATTTCGCACGAGTGATTATGCCCGTTGCCATAGTACGCCGACACAAATGCGTGGTGGTCTATGCAGGTAATAGTTCCCGCTGGCTCGTCAATAGAACTGTTCTTGCTTTCGGGGTGTCCGCTGTATTGCTTCGACAAGAAGGATACCTGCGCAAGCCCCAAGCGGTTCTGCGTAGCAACTACGGGGCACGGCTCGTCAATACTCGGTGCTTGATATTTTCCGCTGCGGCTCATTGAGTTGTACTTAACCAAGAATGACTCTTTACCTCCTGCCACAAACTTTATCAAGCCAGCATATATGCGTTCCAGCGTTTTCTCGGACAGAGGCTTGTCGCGGAAAATGGTGTTGCCCTCGTCTTCAAAGTCCAGAACTTCCTTGACGGGCTTCCACTTCTTCAAATTTCCGAAGAGCGTCTTCGACCCCTCCTTGCAATGCGTAGGCTCCGGGAACACAATAGGCAACCCCTTCTTGGCAAATATCCCGAAGAAGCGTTTGCGGCTGGTATATGCACCATAGTCAGCAGCGTTCAGTATGCGGTGGTCAAAGTTGTAGCCGTACTTCTTTACATTGCGCACCCAGCGCGTATAACTCTTGCCCTTATCCATTGAGATTGGCTTACCTTTCTCGTCCACCTCGCCCCAACTCATAAACTCCTCAACATTCTCAATCTGAATATAGTCGGGGCTGATTGCTTCAATGTAGCGGAAAAGATGTTCAGCAAGCGTTCTGCTATCTGCATCGCGCGGCATACCGCCCTTTGCCTTGCTGAAATTCGTACATTCGAGTGAAGCCCACAGAACTACTCGCGCTCCGGGGTTCTGCTGACGGCACTCCTCCAAGTGAGCAACGAGCGGGGAAAGTTCCAGCGTTCTGATGTCCTCCGTGAAATGGAGTGCTTCGGGGTGGTTAGAGGCGTGAGAGGCTATCGCGTTTGCATCGTGGTTTACGCAAGCAATCACTTCTGCGCATTGTTCGCCGTTGAGCCGTGCGGAGTTCACGCCCGTAGATGTTCCGCCCGCTCCGCAGAACAGGTCTATATATAACAAGTTTTTCATTTTACAATCTTTTGAGGGTGTACGGGAATATCCCAATCGACGATTTCGGGCGTGCTTGTCTGAACGCTGCCGATGACTGCGCCAAAGCCACTTTTGACGCTCTCCAATGCCTCCTTCTTGCTGGTGGTGTGAACGGTTACTTCGCCTTCAAACACGAACTTGACTTTCACGGTATAGTCCCTGCGCTCCGGAGGTAGGTTGGTGCGGTAAATCTTGCGCTCAATACGGCGGATTTGCCCCGCGATTTTCTTCAACTCGCCCGCATCTGTGGCGGTTCGTTCCTTTTCTCGCAATTCGTCAAGGCGTTTGATATACGCCTCTCTCTTGATTTTGATGTCTGCCATTGTTGTTGTGGAATTATTAGTTAATTTTTTCAAATCTCAACCGAGAGCAACGAACTCTACTTGTTTGGGGCTTTACTTGCCCCATCGGATTTCGTTGCTTTATTCGCAAGATTTCGCACTCGGCGGCGGTCTGTGCCTCGTATCTCGAAATAGTTGCACATTTCCGCCAACCTGCTTGCTACTCTGTCGCCGTAACGGTCAATCAGTTTCTGATGGTTTATAGGGAGGTTCGATGTTATCAGCGTCATACGGTCTTCGCGGTCTCCGCGATATTCGAGTATCATACGCAGCACATCAACACGGTTTCCCATATACAGGCTTTCTACGGGTTCAGCACCCAAGTCCTGTATGCCGAGTATTTTCCATTGCTTGTATTTCTCGTAAGAACCCTCGCGGCTGAACTCCTCGCACATTGTGTCTGTGCGCACATTAGCCCAATGCAAACAACCGTTGATATTCTTGCCGTTGTAGTCCTTGCCGAAGTATATCTGAATGTTGTCAATCGTTGCGAATACGGTCATAATCTCCAACGCCCAAGATTTGCCCGTTCCCGTGTTTCCTGCTATGTAGATACCCTTGTCAAGTCTTCCCGGTACAGGCTGTTTGGTTTCGGGGTCAAGGCACATCATCGCCGTATCTCCTTGCACCCAGCGAATGAGGTTTTCGTATGTGAAGCGGTTTTCGTCATCAATCACAAAATTGGGGTTGCGGCTCTTGCCGATAGCCTCAACGACCTGCATTGCTATATTGAGGTCGTAAGGGTATGAGTAACGCTTGATTGACTTGAAATAGCCCTCGCGTTGGATTTTCCTCAAAATGTTGTTTACTACTTCCATATATCGTTCACTCCGTTTTTAGGGTTCTGTTGTCCTGCGGGCGCAGCTGGTTTGTCATCATAATTGCCCTCGTACACTTTTACCCAATTTTTATCATTTTCAAAGAACCAATCAAAAGAAGCCTTCCAGCCGCGTTTGTTATCGCCTTTGAGGAAGCTGCTTGCTTGCGCCTTCTCGAAAACTAATTTCAGCAGCGGCATAGCCTTTTCAACGCCGCCCATTTCAGCAACTCGGTTGCGTATCTTGTTTTTACGAGCATCTGAAATCACAACCATACGAGCGTACCCGATGCAGATAGAGTTCCACAGGTCTTTAATTTCCTTGAAAGGAATTTTATCATTAGGGGTAGCGGCTTGTGCCTCGTCAGAGGCAGAAGGAGAAGCCGTTTCGCGGCTTGTCTTTGTATCTATATCTTCTGATATAGATATTTCTTCATTTCTTATATTCTTTATTTCTTTAGATGTCGTTGATTGCTCGTTGATTGCTCGTTGATTGCTCGTTGGCAGGGTGTTAGGCTGCTCGTTGCTTTGCTCGTTGTTTGCCGATTTATTTTCTTGGTATCTATCATAGTTACAGATAGTTATGATTGCATATCTGTTCGTTGCTTGGTATGTTATTTCGCCCGTTGAAATTAGGCGTTTGATGCAGGTGCGAACCTGTTGTGCCGAAAGTTTCAAATCACGGCTTAATGAAGCGTTGGAAGTAATGAGCTGCCCGCGCTTCACGAGTATGCCCTGCCATTGCTTATCCTCGCAACTCGCCTTCAATAGGAGGTAGATGAACAAATGAACCATTTCCGCCTTCTCGAACCACTCCCATTGCAAAAGTTCTCTGAATAACTTTATCCAACTCGCCATAATGATTGTAATATAATCACTTATTTTCTAAAATAAACATTTGTGAGTTGCTTTGCCCCCGAAAACACCGCCCATATACCGGGCTTGGTTTGGCGCAGTTCCAAATCATCTACACGCCCGAAACGCTTGTAGTTGCCGCACAAATCGACAACCCAACTCACTTTGTTCGGGAAGGGGCGTATCGCCCTACCGCACATCTGATAGTACAGGGCAAGCGACATCGTGGGACGAGCCAACACAACCGTAGCGAGTTCCGGGAAGTCGAAGCCTGTTGTCAGTACGCCTACATTGGCAACGACCTTGATTTGCTTCTGCTTGAAGACTCTCAATATCGCCTCTCTATCGCCCTTGCTGGTATCGCTCGACACTACCGCAACGCAGTCTGAAAACGCGCGGGCAAGATGTGTCGCCTCGTCAATGAAGCGTGTAAATACAAGTATTGAAGTGCGCCCCGCAACAAGCAGCCTTCGCACGATGTTTTCAAGACTATCGTTGAACTTAATTTCACGATAATATCGGCGCACACTTGCGTCTGTGAAATCGGCTCCGGTGCTGTTTACCTTCAATCTTGATGTATCAACCACATTCAACTGATAGTAGTTCATTGGCGCAAGATACCCACGATTGAGGAGGGTGCGAACTTGAACAGCGTACAGCAGTTCGTTGAAAATTCTCGGATTTGTTCGAGTGATGAAACGGAGCATTGAGCCGTAGAACCTGCTTGAATATAGACGGTAAGGTGTGGCGGTTAGCCCCAGCACCTTGCATTGTATAGTTTCGATGAAGTCCTTATACATACCCGCCTCGGCATTAACACCGTGGCACTCGTCAATGATAACATAGCGGAACAATCGGAAATAATCTTTGTGGCTCTTCACGCTGCCGATAGTAGCAAATGTGATTTTGCGAACCTCCTTGCGCCCAAATGAAGCCGAGAAAATACCAACATCCATAACGCCGTATGAGCATAACTTTTCGTAGTTCTGCTCCAATATCTCCTTTGACGGCTGAAATATCAGCACCGGAGCGTCAAGCCTATACGCGATATTGGCTATCACGAGGCTTTTGCCCGCGCCCGTAGGGAGGACAATGATGCCGTTCTTCTTGTTTCCCGTTTGGAAAAAGTTCACAGCAACATCAACAGCCTGTTTTTGGTAATCTCTTAATTCGTACATTTGAGTATATGTTTGCGCAACCAAGGCATAATCGGTTTTACCCATTTATTTTGCCTTCTAATGCGGAGTTTGTTCGCCTTTGGGAAGATGTCAATCACGCCGTTGTTCTTTGTCGTAACGGCAAAAGAAAAGCAATCTTCAATGATATTCTCGACCTCTTCGCTACTTACCAAGCGGGGCAGCGTTTTCGCCTTGAACCGCTCATAGTTGTTTTCCCGGAGTTCCTTAACGAACTCGCCGTATTCCTTTCCTGCTTCGCTCATTGTTGTTGTGGAATTAAGCCCCACCCACTCCGCAACCACAAAAAGAGCGGGCAGGGCTGGTTAAACTACTGCTCAATAATCACGATGTCCGGGCAACGCTTCCTGATACGGTCAAGGACTGCATCAATCTCTTTGTTGCGCAACTCCTCTACGAGGTCGTTAGCCTCTGCGGAAACGAGGGTGCAAGTAAAGTCGGCAGGGTTCACATAAACCTCAACCGCGATAGTCTGCTTCTCGCCTCCCTTGAAGATTGGGATTACAAGGCTGAACGCTGCGGGCAGGTTGTGCTGGACTGCTTGATTGACGAGCAAACGGCGGTCACCGCGCTTGTTATCGCAATCCTCAATCTCCTTATCAACCTTCGCTTTGAAGTTCTGCAACTCGGTTACGAGTTTCATCGCCTCCGATTTGTTCTCAAAGTGCGAGCGGTTCATCTTGATAAGTTCCGCCATTTCAAAGTGGGTGATGTACTCGCCCTCGTTGATACCGAACTTCCTGTATTCGGGCGACAACTCTAACTCTCCCGTGATGAAAGTTCCGTAGGCGTTGTTCTCGTTGCACTGCAACGAGATATACAAGTCCTCGCGGTTTACAAGGATATGGCAGGTCTTCTCCTTCAAGCAATCGAAGCGAGTTTCCAGCCAACGAGCGGCTGCGTCAATAGTTCCTTTGATAGCCACTCTTACGGGTTCTTTTACCTCTACTGCTTTACCCTCGCGGATAATGATTTCGCCGCAGCCAGCGGGCAGCCCGGTAGCCACCATTTCGGCAATCTGCCTCTGTACCTCCTGTTTGATTTTCTGTTCCATTGTTAAAGTGTTTGATTGTTATTGACTAACCCTCTGTACCTGTACGGAAGGTTTTGAAAATGTTCCTCTGACACTCTTCGGGGCGAGCGGGGCGAGAGTAAACCAAAACGCCCTCATCGTTGTAGTAGCCCACCTCGCGGGTTTCCTCGTCAATGAACTTGTAGCAAGGCTCTGTTACATATTCGCTGCGCTCCTTCAACTTACCCGTAACCTCGTCGTTACTCTCTTCGAGTTGCTTGATTGTGTCGTTGAACTCTTTGTTCGCCGCCTTCTTGTCGGCGCGCACATCGCGTAATTGGATGTTGTTCTCAACGAGGCGGTCTTTCAACTCCTCAATCTCTTCGGTTTTGAGCGGCTTTACATAGCCCAAATCCTCAACTGCATCGCAGTTGTCGCGCAGGAACGCAATTCGGTCTTGCGGTCTGCTGTACTCCTGTCCTAATACTTTTTCCATAGTGATTTGTTTTTGACGGGGATAGACACGAGCCTATCCCCGTTGGTTATTACTTGTGGATTAACTTGAAATCAGCCCAAAGTTTGATGAATTGCTTGCCACAATACACTGCGAGTTCATCGGAGCGTAAGCAAAGGCGAGAGCCGAGAAACGCAGCCGCATTCGAGGGAGCGTAACGCGAGTACGCACAGCCGAAGCCCGCATATTCAGTCTGATACTCGCCCGTAGGGAGCATACAACGGTTGATTTTCTCCTCCTCGCGCATATCGTTGAGTCCGTCTTGTGTATAGAGCCAATGCCAAGGATAGTAGCGCACCTCGTCCTCTGTGTGCTTCGGCTCCCAACCCTCGTTCAAGGCGGCGCAGACAATACGGAGTTTGAGGAATGCAATCAAATCATCGCTGTCGGTTGTTACATTGTGCCAATCATCGTACAGCATTTTAGCCGTGTTGTCGCCGTTGGCTGCTCTAACTTCCAACTCGTCCAAAGCGTCCTCAAATGACTTGATACGCTCGGTTACGGGGCGGTTATCCACCTCTACTGCATCGCCGTAAAGAGTGCGGAGCAAGGTTTGAATTTCGGGGTTGCTACCCGCGTTTCTGAACGCCTCCTGTACCTGTTCGAGGCTCGGTTGTTTGAATTCTTTTGTGTTCATCTTTTAATGCTTTTACAAGTGATAAATCAATTTCGTTATTCTCTTTTAGCTTCTTGACAAGCCTACCAGCGCGGCGTTTCTGATTGTAAACCTTTGTGCTGCCGTTGTCGGCTGTCAACTCGATGAAGGCGGTCAAAAAGTCTATAATTTCACGCCGCTGCTGGTTGCTTATCAGGTGCATAGTTGTAGCGTTTAGAATGGCAAATCGCCGTTTTCATCAGGAGTGTTGAACGCTTGGGCTTGTCCTGCGGGCGCAGCTGTTACGGTCTGCTGCGTAGGCTGCCCGCCGTTGTCAAATCGGCTTGGCTTCAAATCTCCAATGTAGTAATTCACGCCATCGCGCTTTTGCTCCTGCTTTACGGAGGCTTTTACATAATGCGTTGCGCCGAACTGCGAAGGTTGTCGGCGTTCTCCAATCTCGATATTGAGATACTTTTTGCCGTTCTTGCCTGTTGAAATCAACTCTCGCGGAATATCCGTGAGGCAAATTGAGCCATAAAATCCAGCCATAACTATTTGAGTAAAAATCTGCGCGAACCGGGAACCGTGTACTGATAGCCTGCATAGAGTTCCGGTTTCTCTGCTGCAAACCTCTTTTCATCGAATTTGGTGCTGTCCTTCGCCGCCTTCCAAGTCGCGAGGATTGTAGGCTTCGCAAGGCTACTACCGGGAGCGACAAGTGCTTCTGCATCGCCAAGAGCCATTTTGATAGCACTCTCAATATCCCTCTTGCGAGTATCG